TCAATGCGAAGGGCAAGTTCCGGATTTACTCGACGCCCAACGGTCTGCGCGACACGACCTACTACCGGCTGACCCAATCAAAAAAGTGGAAGGTGTTCCGCTGGCCGTCCTGGGTCAATCCGACATGGACGCCGGAACGCGAAGCCGAACTGATGGAGTTCTACGGCGGCAAAGACACGCCGGGCTGGCAGCACGAGGTCGCGGGCGAGCACGGCAAACCGAGTTTCGGCGCGTTCGATTTGGACGCCCTTCATGCCTGCCGCAAGGAGGTGCCGGAATATCGCCTGATCCCCATCACCAGCGAGGAGTTGGAGGGATGCGAGGACGAGGCGGCGGTGCGCGAACGCTTCGACATGCTGCTGAGTCTCTCGCCCCGGGCCGGAACCTACTGGCTCGGCATCGACACCGGCTACACCAGCGATCCGACGGAACTGGTTGTGTTCCGCGAGGACGAAACGGGATTGACCATGATCCTTCGGGTCCACGGCGAGCAGATTCCGTATCCCTGGCTCTCCGAACTCATCCGCACGCTGGACATCTACTTCGAGTTCGTGGGGATCGGTCTGGACAACGGCGGCAACGGGCTGGCGGTCGCGCAGGAACTGACGAGCCTGGACAAGTTCAAGGACCGCAACTTCCTCGGGCGGCTCCAGGGCTTCGATTTCGGAGGCAACACCATCGTCAGCTGGGACGAGGCGGGAAAGCCGGTCAAGAAACGCACGAAGGAGCACATGACCGCGCTCATCAACGCGGCCTTGCGGCGGCGGCAGATTGTGTTCCCCCGCGATGACCGCCAGATCGAAGAGCAGTTCGCCACGCAGACCTACTCCATGAACAACGGTCGCGTGACCTACAGCAAGGGCAACGACCACGTGATCGACGCCGTGCGCTGCGCGCTGCTGGTCAAGGACCGCAAGGGGTTCCAGGCCGGTGGGCCGCAGTTCGAAGAGGTCTTCATCATGCCGATGGCGACCGACCCGATTTTCTAATTGAGGTGAGAAGTGAAAAACACCGCTCAAGCAGCACCGAAGAAGAACACGCCCCAGGCTCCGAGCGCATCGGACCCGCTGGCTTCCTTCGCCATCATCCTGGACCCCTCGCGCATGGGTACGGCGGCGGCGCTGGCTCCTAATCTGTTCGAGAAGCACGGGGTCAAGGATTCCATTCCCGCCGAGTGGCACGAGCGCGCGGCTAAGGCCTGGGAGTATTACCTGGAAGAACCCATCGTCTCGAACACGATCAACTCGTGGCGCGTCTTCGCCCTGGGCGACGAGGTAGGCGTGTCCAGCGAGGACGAAACCACGCAGGAGCAGGCGCGGGAAATGTTCTACCGCCTGGACCTCAACAGCTTCGTGAAGGACATGATCCTGCAATTGCTCGTGAAGGGCGACTGCATTGGGTATCTCAAGCGCGCACCCGAGGGCGACGATCTGGCGAAGGTTGTCTGCGTCAACCCGGTCAGCGTGAAGCTGAAATTCGTGGGCGGGACGCTCACCGAGGCCACGCAACGCAAGGAAATGGCCGACGGCACCTTCGACGCCGGGGACGAGGGCGTTTCGCTGGCGCTCGACCAGATGCTGCACATCAAGTGGAACGCCCCGGAGTTTTCCCCGCGCGGCAACAGCCTGGTGCTGCCCGCCTTCGAGTCCATCGAACTGCTGCGGGATTTTCGCAAGGCCGAGCGCGCCATCGCCAAGCGGTGGACGACGCCACTGCGCTTCATCCAGGTGGGCGGGCAGTTCGGCGACAAGGTCATCATGCCGAGCCAGAAGATGATCGACACGCTGCGCGGCGAACTGAACAAGATGGACCTGAAAAGCGGGCTGGTCGTGCCGTTTTATGTGAAGGCGGAAACCTACGGCAACGAAGGGCATGTGCTCGACACCGAACGCAAGGTCAAGGAGGTCAAAGAGGACATTCTCGTGGCGCTGGGCATGGCGCGCTCCATCGTCACCGGCGATGGCCCGAACTTCGCCACAGCCTCGGTCTCGATGCAGAAAATGGTGATCATGCTCAAGGAGATCAAGCAGGCCGCGCGGCGGATTCTGGATTGGGTCATCTACGAGTGGATGGAACTCAAAGGCATCGACGCCGAAGTGGATTACGAGTTTTCGGATCTGGACCTGACCAGTGAGGTGGACCAGAAGCGGCTGCTCATCGATCTGTACGACCGCAACCTGATTTCCAAGAACACGCTCCAGGCCAAGATGGACCTCAATCCCGAAGTCGAATCGGCGAACCGCGCCAAGGAGCAACGTCTGGTCGACATGAATTGGGACATCAAGGATGTGACCTCCCTGGTGCAGTTGGGGATCATGAGTCCCGCGTCGGCGCGCAAGCTGCTGGGCTTGGAAGACGCCGCCGAGGACCAGGCGATCCAGCAAGAAGAGCAACAAGCGGTCGAGGCCATGTATGCGGACGCGGCGGCCAAGACTCGCGCATCTGGTGAAACGTGCAGCGAATGTTTGCACTTCGACGAGGATGCGAATCGCTGTCGCGTGCTGGAACGCGATGCCTCTCTGTTCGATCCAGCCTGTCGCTTTTATCGCCACGCGGCGGTGTAAATGCTGGCCGTCGCCCTCGATCAGGCCGAACGCATCAAGCAGGCTGTCGCTTCGTCGTTCGGCCCGCGACCTGTACATTGAGAAGCAGGTCGCGGCGCTGGTCGGGTCAATGCGCGAGGCGGAGAAGCGGATCAAGGCCGATCTGCTGCGGTATGCCGATCTCGGATCGCTCACGCCCGGGCAGTCGATCAACCAGGTCCGGCTCGTGGCGCTCAACGAGCGGATCGACGACACGGTCAAGGCGCTCAAGGTCGAGCACTCGCTCGCGCTCAAAACCGCCGCCAAGGAATCCCACCTGGAGGGCATGGCGCAAGGCGCGCTGGAACTCAAGGTCCACGGCCTTCCCGGATATGACTCGCTCACCGAGGAGTCCGCGAAGCGACTGGCGAAGGATGCCTTTTCGCTTATGGACAAAAGCGCGCTTGATTTCCTGGTGCGCTTCGACGTTCAGCTTGCCGGTCAGGTTTCCACGGATTTGCTCACTGGCGTGAAAAACGCCCTGACGGTCGGGATCGCGCAGGGTCTGTCCATCCCGAACATCGCCAGAAACATCGGCTCGGTGATCCTGGACAAGGAAGCCTTCAAGCAGGCGGGAAAGACCGTCTTTGGTTCGGCGCAGCAGCGCATCGAACTGATTGCCAGAACCGAGATACTCCGCGCGCACAACCAGGGGCGGCTGAAGTTCTACGACACCGTGGGCGTTCGCCAGGTGCGGTGGATGGTCGCCGGTGATGAGCGGTTATGCCCGATCTGTTCGGCGCTGGCCGGACAAGTATTTCCCATCGACAAAATGCCTCCGCTGCCTCGACATCCAAACTGCAGGTGTACCTGCCACGCAATGCCGTTGCGTGTTTGCTCGGCGGAAACGTTGAAGCTCACCGCGATGGCCGGGCCCGCCGATTCTCAAGGCGTGTGTCTCATGACGCCGCAGCAGGTCCACAATGTTGCGGGCGCGCAAAAAGCCGAACAAGCAAAAACCAATAAGGCAATCAAGCAGGGCGATTACGATTCGCTCGCCCTCAAGGCTTTGCAGGGGGAATGCAAGAAGCGCGGGATTTCAATTTATCGGACCAAGGCCGATTTCATCAAGCTCCTCGGCCAGCAGAATCCGGGTATCGATTATTCGACCTGGGCGACCAAAGACATCATGGCCGAGGTCGCCAAGCAGAGCATCGGCAAGACCTGCACAAAGGACGATCTGATCGCGCTGCTCAAACAGTGGGACGCGGCGCACGCGGCCATCGTAAAAGAGGCGGCGGAAACGCTGCCGGACTTCGCCTCGATGACCGTCCAGCAGCTTCAGAACGAGTGCCTGAAAAACGGCATTTCAATTTCCAAGACGAAAAAGAATTTCATCGCGGAACTGGAGATGCTCGAACCAAACCCGGCCAAACCGCACTTCATGCTCAAGGGCCAGGAACTCCAAGACAAGATCAAGCAGTTCGGGATCGGCAAGCTCAAGCCCAAAAACATGCTGATCTCCGATCTGCAAAAGGCTCTCTCCATCGACAAGAAGGCGGTTCAGGCGGTCGAGGAGGCGGTCAAGCACAAGACCGAACTGGTCAAGGCCATCGATGCGGTAGTGGTGCCCGAGGACCCCACCCATTACCAAATTTTTCTCGATACGGCGAAGAAGGCGGCGCAGTCCTACACCCAGCACGCTGATTTCATCGCCGCCGGTGAAGTGGGTCCGCTCTCGGAATCCCTGGCGCAGAAGATCGCGGCCTGGGAAACCCAGGTCAAAAACATGTCGCTGGACGATCTGAAAAAGCTCGCCCAGCAGACCAAGCTCAAGCATTACCAGTGGCACACGAAAGACGAACTGATCGCCCGGTTCACGACGTTCGACGAGGCGCAGCTGGCGAAAGTGGATGCCTCGGTCGAAGGGAAATGGGCGAAGTGGGCCGAGAAGCATGGCGGCAAGAAAGCCAAGACCGCCCCGGCTGTAAAACCGAAGCCCGCCGCCGAGCCGCCAAAGCCTGTCAACATCCCCGAAACGCCCCTCCCGTCGAAAAACCCGACCAAGCTCACATCGGTCGATGAGCCGTTCCGGGACATCGATGCCCAGTGGGAAGAGATCAGGGCGAAAAAGCCTTTCAAGAATCGGCGCGAAGTTCGAAGTGAACTCGGCGGCGCGCATCGCAAATACGTCTACGACGACGACCAGGGAAATAAGTGGCTTTTCAAGCCGATCTCCGAGGACTTCCGCGCCCACGGCGACGAGGTTGCCTACCGCATCGGTCGCCTGATCGATCCGGACGCAGTCGAGGTCAGGCTCATCGAACTCGACGGGGAAGTCGGATCGATCCAGCGCATGGTGCCCAAGCTCAAAGCGCAGAAGGACTTCAAGGGCATCGACCCCAAGGACCTGCTGCCCGCCGAACTGGAACAGGTCCAGCGCGAGCACGTCATCGACTGGCTGATCAGCAATCACGACGGCCACTGGGAAAACTTCCTGCGCGGAACCGACGGGCATCTTTACGGAATCGACAAAGGGCAGCTGTACAAATTCCTCGGCGACGATGCACTCGACATCGCTTACCACCCCAACGCGCCCTACGGCGCTTCCGAGCCCTACTACAACACGGTGATGCGAGCCTTTTCGGAGAAACGAATCGACATGAACCTCCAGGCGACGCTCACCTACATCGAGCGCGTCGAAGCGATTCCCGACGAGCAGTTCCTCGACATGCTGCGCCCTTATGCCGAGCGGCGGTTCAAGGGATCGGCCAAGCTCGATGCTTTCTATCAGATGGCCCTCGACCGTAAGCACAGCGTCCGGAGCGACTTCGAGAAGTTTTACAACAAGCTGGCGAAGAAGCGCGGGCTGCCGGGGTTCTCGTTCGACCCGAAAGCCGCCAAGAAAGGCACGGCGCGTCTTGGGCTGCACGAGCAGCGCATGGTGGAGGAAGCAGCCGAAGCCGGATGGCAGGGCAAGTCCATCCCCATCGACGTCGACCAGATCGAGGACCAGAACGCGCTTGTTTTTCAGCAGACAGTGAAAAAGGGATCGAAGGTCACCGGCAAGCAAACCGTCGTCCAGATCAAAGTGCGCCCCGAACATGAGGACAAGATTCTGGAGGCCATCGGCAAGGCTGGTCCTGCCGGAAAGAAAACGATCCTGCCTCAGATCGGCGCGCCGCTGCCGGAAGACGAATTTTTCGATGCGATCCTGACGGCTGTGAAGTCGGTGAATCATCATCTCGCCGACAAGAATTTCAACCAAAAATCCGTCGATGCCGCGATAAAGCTCAAAACCAAGCTCGCGAGGTTGCTCAAGCATGAGGACGCGGAAGTCAGACGCATGGCTGAGGATTACCTCGCAAAAATCGACGAGCTTCATGCCATCGTCGAAAAGGTGAAAGGCGGAGCAGCGCAGGGAAAGAAGGTTTCGAAATTTGTCCAGGCCATCCGAAAGACCGAACCGAAGGGGGTGCAAGCCACCAAGCCGAAAGAGATGGTCGTCCGCAAGAGCAAGGTGCTGATGCAGAAGCGCACGAACACGGCGGGCGAGATCATCACCGACGGCACCGAGCGAGATCTGTCGTCGATCTTTGGGCGTGGGATGGCTGACGGTACGCAATACGAGATCGAGTTCGAGGACGGCGTCACGGCGATCTACCGCCCCTGGGCTGGCAACAAGAACGTTTTTGCAACAGCAGGGGAAATGGAAATTCGGATCGATGGGGCGTGTACGCCGGACATTGTGGAAAAAGCCCTTGAGAAGATTGAGCGTTTGGGCCTGAATGCATCCCCGGCAAGCATCGAGGACGCGGAGTTCATGTACTTGCAGAAACAGGCTTACATCATGGGCATCGATAAATCGCCACGCTTCAAGAAAGCGATGGCCACAGCGGAAGGCCTCAAGACTAGGCAGGGGCAGGTAAAGATTTTGCGTCAATTCTGGAATGCCGAACTGGGCGTGGATGATGTGTCGAAACTGCCCCATTACGATCCCTTCGGGAGCTTTCAGCACGCGACGCGGGGCAAGATTAAAGAAGCGGGTCGCCGGGTACAGATGCGATTCGACATCACGGACGCCGACCTGGACCGTGAACTCGGCGGCTATTCGCTCAAGCATCGGCTGACGAACGACGGCGACGTGGCTGAGTTTCTGAACATGGCGCTCGACAACAATGGTGCGATGGTCTCCACGGTGGAGAAGATGCGCCTGGGCATCACGCCGGGCGGAATGTCGCCGGTCGCGGACATGGAGTCCGGCGGCGCGACCTATTTTTTCACGCGCATCCGCAAGACGCCGACGGCGGCGCGAACTGGAGAACCTGGACTCTACTTCAAACGAAAGTTGCTGCGCCGAATGGACTCGATCACGTATGATCACGACAAGTACGGTCGCTGTACCGGCGACGAGGTCCGTAAGCACCGCAAATCGTTCATCCAGGATTGGAAGCGGATCGTCAGCCGGGACTCCAGCGACGAGACGATATTCAAATACACGGTTACGCTTCTCGATAACCTGGAGTGCATCGTGGCGAAGAGTTCTTCTGAGCGGTCGGCAGTGCTCGCGGCGTTCAAGAAGCGGGGCATCAGCCGATTGGCGGATGGTCGGAAGATCGAAGACATTGTGTTTGTGAGGCGGTAAATGGCAAAGGTTGACGTGGCAGCAGAAATCAATCGGGTTCAGGAAATCCTGGACGGCATCACCCGCGACGGATTCTGGTTCGTGCCCCATTTCGATGACGGCGGCACGCTCGATTTTTTCCCGTACCGTTTGGAGGTGCTTGGCGCAAAGCCGAAGATGGGATCGGACGGTGCGGTATCTTCTTGGGTCTACGCAATCCTGATGATTGACCGAGGCTTCGCCGATTTCGGTGCGAGCATGCACGGCAACCATCTTCACTTCGTGGAACGGATCGAGTGGCTGAAGGGAGCCAGTGGACGCATCTACGCCGCATGGCTCTGGGATGAGCACGACGTCAAGATTTACATCAACGAGATCGACGCTTCGGAGAATCCGGAACTGGCTGAGGACTGGGCAGCCTTTACAACGCGCCTTTCGACCATGAAAAAACGCGCCGAAGAATGCCTGGAGACGATCCGCGATGAGTTCGGCTCCATGACGGAAAGGCATTTTGGATGAAGCTGCGGTACATGATTGATTTCGTCTACGACGAGAAGCAAGAAGAACGCGGCCTGTCGCCTTACGTGCCCGCAGGAGTGTGGGTCGTGACGCCGACTGGGTTCGACTTTGGATACTTGCCCGGCTTTGAGGAGCGCGAGGACGAGGTTAACTGGATGCTCAACGATTGGATCGAACAGGGAATCACGCCCTGGCGCAACGAGGGATTCCTCGAATACTGGCAGGAAAGCCGTTCGCCTTACAGGGGTACGTTTGGCGAAATTGTTGAAACTGACCAGTACGAGAATTCGGGTACGTGCGTGAATGAAGTGCTGCGCTCGATGAGCGGTGGAAAATCCGATTAGTTGTACTTGATCTCCTGGGGCTTGATGACGATTCGATTCGTCGTCTGCTTGTTTTCTTTCCCGTCCATTTTGTAGTTGACCCAGGGCGGGAAGAAAAACTCCAATGCGACCAAATCATCAACAGCATCGCCAGCCACAATCGCCTCCTCGATTACGGGACCGACTTGCATGAACCCATCATGAACCTGGGCTTGCGTTTCATGCCAAGCGATTTGGGGTTTGCGAGGGCTGATGAACTGCTTCACTGCGGCGGGAAGCAGGGAAAAGGCATCGGCGGGGAAGTCGCTCTGTTGCCCGAGCACGAACGTATAGAAGCGTCCTCCAATAGTTTTCAAGTTGACCGCGCCATACGAAAGCCGCAGCTGGCGAAACTCATAATCTGAAAAGTCGAACAGAATGGGGCTTTCAACCGCCAGCTTCCCGTTCGCACGAATCAGTTTGTGAAATCCGGGATCGCTCTTGAAGAACTGGAGGATTTCCATCTGCTTGTTCTGCATCAGAGACATCAGGTTGTCGCCCGGTTTTCCCGTCTTTGTCGAATACAGATGGAGCGTATCGTTGCCTTGTTGCCGGTTTTCGAATTCCTTTTGCAGAGAGGGGCGCTCGGGAATTTTCTCGGCAAGAGGGATCAGAGCGATTTCGCCAAATTCCAAGCTGCGGTAGTTGCCGATCCACGAGTACGCCTGGGCGCGGTACTTTTTCTTGGTTCCCTTCAATCCTTTGGGCGGCAAGTTTTCAAGTGGAAACAAACCGATGTTTCGAGACCTGGCTTCAGCCTCGGTACTTGGATCGAGGACTCCCGAACAGAAGACGCCCGCCCTTTGTGCTCCAATCTCGGTCATCTGTTTTGAAAGTGCGTCAAGTTCCTTTGTGCCGACAGAGCGTTCCGCCCACTGGCAACTGATAACAATAGGCGGCTCCTCATTCTTCGACGGTGGCGCGATTAAAACATCGATGGATATCTTTTTCCCGGTTTTGCCTTCTCTGGCAACACGGCATTCAACCTTCGGTGTTTCACCGGATGCTGTAAGCTCGCGAGCAAACTTTTCGAAGGCAGGACAGCGCGAAAGTAATTCCATCAACATTGGACCCATCTTCATCCTCCGCAATTTTCTTAAACATTATAAATGAGTGTCGCATATTCGTCCCACATTTTCGCACACCTCACCATCTTGTTAAGCCGGATGCTGTCCCATATTCTGCACCTATGAGTAAGCTGTTCACATACATCGAGAAGCTCGTGGCGGAAAGGTTCTTCGGAACCGTGACGCTGGGTTTCAAGGATGGCAAAGTTTGTTTCATCAAGGTCGAGAAGCATCTTAAGCTGACTGACCTTTGACAATTCGACCACTTGGGGTCGTCGAGAGCATCGAGCCCCGGTGAAGCTTGAAGGCAAAACCTTCGTGTAGTCCGGCGAGGTAATCGGGAGCACCGAGCCCGCATGTGACTGAAGGTGAGTTCCTCGGCTTTGCCGGGGCTTTTGTTTTTTAGGGAGCAAGCGTGGCGCTGCAAACTGACATGGACCGGCTGACTTTCCTGATCGAGGCGGAAGCGGAGCTTGCGCTGTTCGGCGATGAGCAGCTGTCCGCGCAGGCCGACGACGAGCAACGCCGGTACGTCACCAACTACATCGGCTCCAAGCAAAAGCTGATCGACTTCATCTGGGAAAACACCCCCGACGACACCCGCACCGTGGCCGACCTTTTTTCCGGGTCCTCGGTCGTGGGCTTCATGTTCAAGCAGAAGGGCAAGGCGGTCACCGCCAACGACAAGCTGCGGTACTGCTACCACATCGCCCGCGCCATCATCGAAAACCCTGGCGAGACAATCACCGACGAAGAGATCGCGGCGCTTTTGGCCGACAACCCGCAGGCGGGCGACTTCGTCCGCAAGCACTTCGCGGGCATATACTTCTCGGATGGCGTTCACGGGATCATCGACTCGATCCGCGCCAACATCGATAAGCTGGAAGGATTCAAGAAAGACATCGCGCTCTTTGCCCTGGGCAAATCGTGCATCACCGGCAAGGGCGGCTTCGGGCATTTCGGGACGACGATCCCCCACGGCGACCGCCAGGATAACCCGGAACGGTTCAAACAGCGCTTCGCCGACAACGTCCATACGATCAACTCACTCGCCTTCGATAACGGCCAGCCCTGCCGGGCGGCGTGCGGTGATATCATGGACGTCGGGCCGCAGGTAAAGGCCGATCTCGCGTACTTCGATCCGCCCTACGCCACGCACTTCTCCCAGACCAACTACGAGCGGTCCTACCACTTCATCGAAGGGCTGATGACGTATTGGGACGGCAAGGAGATC